GTCCATCATCGGGGCCGCCGGGCGCTTCTTCAGCTTGTCCGGCGGCGGCAGACCCTTCGCGACCAGCGCCCCGATGCCCATTAGGTCAGCTGCGCTTTCGCCAGGAAGGTGAGCACCGTCCCGGTCACGAAGTCGGTGTCAGCGCCCGAGCTGGCCAGGAAGCCCTGCAGCGTGAAGGTCTGCCCAACCACCGGGGTGGCGCTGGGGCGGAACTGGACGCTGTTGGCGGCGGCGTTGCCGAACGCGACCGTCGCCGAGGCGTTGGTCATGTTGCAGCTGATGAGCCGCATGTTCTTATACTTGCGCAGTAGGACGACGTTGTAGCGGCCCGCGGCGGCGTCCTTGAGGATGGTCCCCGCGGTCCCGGCCGAGCCGGTGATGTTGGGGGCCGCCTCGCAGGCGACCGAGGCCACCGCGCCGGCGGCGGTGATGGTGATGGTGCCGGAGATGTCGACCTCGCCGCGTCGGTAGGTCCCGCGCTCCTTGAGGTCCCCTGGGGCTCTGGTGACGGCCATGGTGATTTCCTTTCGGGGCCAATTCCAGGAGCGGCGTCCGTAAACCCCGCTCCTGGAGGTAGGCTCAGACCAGCTGGATCCGGACCCCGCCCGCCGGGTTGGCGAACTTGTAGAGCATCTGCTGGAACCAGCGGACCTCGTACCCGGCCGCGGCGGCCTGGCGGCACATGGTCAGACCGTCGGCGGTGCTGATGTGCGGCGCGCCGCTGATCGACTTCATGCTGATCTGGGTCGGGTCGTACCCCCAGATCTGGTTGTCGTTCGTGGTGCGCGACACCTGCAGGTGCGCGTCCTGCGAATCGCCGTCGGTGTAGACCAGCAGGCGCCGGGTGCCGATGGACTTGGTGCCCGGGTTCCCCTCGAACACGACGGGGTTGTTCATGTCCTTCGCCACCTGCGCGAAGACGGCCTTGCTGGCGTACAGCTCCAGCTTCTTCGCGTTGCCGACGGTCAGCGCCTCTTGGCAGGCGTCCTGAAGCGCCGAGATGACCGAGCCGCCGCCGGTCGCGTCGATGAACGTCCCGTAGAGTCGCGAGTTCAGCGACCGGTCGGGGCCGTACAGCGTGGTGATGGTGGCGTCGGACAGGTCGGTCAGCTGGTTCGGGAAGAACGCGCCGAGGCCCGCCGGGCTGAGCCGGGTCGGGGTCGCCGAGTTCTGTCGCGCGCCGGCGCGGAACGCCCAGTCGTTGTTGACCGCCGAGACCGAGGCCAGCGTGCCCGACAGGGTCACCAGCTCGGAACCGACGGTGTAGCTCACCGCGGTCACGTACAGCACCGTGGCGGAGCGCAGCACGGCGGTGTTCAGCGTGGAGCTGAAGTGGATCGGCATGCCGCGGATGTACTTGGTGATGTCCGAGGCGACGAGCGGCTTGAAGGACGAGCCGGACACGTTGGTGATCTGCGAGATCTCGCCCCAGCCCTTCGACTGGAACGCCACCGCGTTGGCGTGGGTGATGGCCCGCATCTTCTTGGCCATCGCCGTCTTGACCGCCTGCTGCCAGGCGCCGTCGTTGTTGCGGGTCTTGCCGATGATGGCCTCGGTGATCTGCGCGACGTCCGAGTAGGCGAACCACTCGGCCTGGAACCGCGAGCCCACCGTCGCCGACTGCGCGGCCGCAGCACCCTGAGCAATGGTGAAGTCGGGCGATCCGCCGTCGACGTCGTCAACGTCGGCCAGCCAGCTGAAGTTGTCGCCAGACCCGTCGGTCTCGCGCTTGATGTTCTTGATCGTCGAGTCGCTTTCCTGAATCAGCGAGTTCTCGACGTACTTGTCGTCGTAGGTCCGCTTGACGTAGGCGTTGAGCGACGTCTCGCTGAAGATGCCCAGCACGTACGAGTTGCCGTGGAGGGCGGCGGACAGCGAGGTGATGGCGGTGAGGCCAACGACCGCCACCAGGGCGTGTTGCAGGCCGACCGGGCCGGGAATGGAGCACAGGAGGGCGCCGAGCGCCGCGAGCAGAAACAGCTTGAGCTTCATGGGAGTGGACTCCCGAGGCGCTAGAGCAGGCCTTCGGCCCGCAGCTCCTCGTTGATCTGCCGATCGCGCTCGTCCGGGTCCATGGAGTACTCCTTGCGAGAAGGGGCACCCGAGGCCGATGCGTTGGCGATGGTTTTGCCGGCAGTTCGCGCTGGGGTCGCGGCTTTGGTCCCAGCGGGCTGGCCAGTTTTTGCGCCTTGGCCTTGGCGAATCTTGCGGACGTTGGAGAGCTTCTTTTCGAGCTCCTTCTCAACGCCGTCGGCGATGATGAACACCACCTCGTCGGGAACAGAACCGTGGTCCTTGTGGTAGGTCATGATCCCTTCCCACAGCTGGTCGTGCCCGATGTCGGTAGTGGCGAAGTCGTACCGATCGGTGAGCTTGTCGATGGCGGCGAAGACGCGGCCCTTCGACTCCTCGGTGATGCGCTCCGCCTCGCGCGCGGCTTCCTTGTCGTCGCGCTCCTTGAGCATCTTCTCGAGCTGGGTCACGCGGTCGTCGGCGGTCGGCTGTACCGGCTCGCCACCGGCGTCCTTGCCGCGCTCGACGAACTCCCGCAGCGACTTGAACCCGATCTTGCGGATGGCCGCGAAAGGGTTGGTCTGCAGCTCGGCGACGAAGTCGGTGTGCAGCTTCAGCTTGCCGGTCAGGTCGGCGACTTCGGCCTTGCCCCGCTCGGCGGCTTGCTCGGCACGGCGGGCCGCAGCCATGGTGCGATTCGCAGCCGTAACGAGGCCCTTGGCGTACTTCTCGGCAGCGGCCTTGAGCTCGGCTTCTGGAATCTCGGCGGGCTTGGCCTCTTTCGGCTCCCCCTCCGGCTTCGCTTCGCCTTCGGCCGGCTCGGCAGGGGTTTCCGCCCCGGCGTCCGCATTCTCTGCGGTCGCTGCAGCCTGGTCAGCGGGCGCGTCCTCGACGGGCGTTTCGCCCTCGCCGGGGTCGGCGCTGGCGGGCATCTCTGTCTCGGTGGCCATTCACGATCGGCGCTATGGGGCGGGCCCCGGCGTGGTACGGTTGGGACATGAGCGATGCGGATGCCGGGGTCGCTGTCCACCTGTTGAACGAGTGGGCCAACGCGCATGAGTCAGGCGACGTCGAGGACAACATGCGGTCGCTGTTCAGGCAGACCCGCCGGTTCCTGGAGCGCCTGGGAGAGGTTGACCGGCCGCGAGATCTGGTGAACCCGCCGTTCCCGCCGTCGCGGTAGGCGGCGGCTGCGCAGCGGACATCGCACGCGCCTTGAGCGTCTTGCACTTCTTCAGGTAGCGCCGCACCCGCTCGAGATTCTTCTCGGGTACCTCGTCCTCTTCGCCCTGCGCCAGGTACTCGGTGCCGATCTCGAGCGCCACGTCGTAGTTCGTGAACTCGTCGGGCTGCGCGCTGGATGCCTTGTCGTACAGCAGCGACTCGAAGACCTTCTCCAGGTTGCGCTCCTGCGACATCTGCCGATTCGTGCGCCCGTCGGCGTCGAGGTCCTGGAGGTAGCCGGCGAACTTCTGCGCCGTCCAAACGCCCGACGCCACCATGTCTTTGCCGTAGGCCACCAGCCCGGCCGGCGTGGTGGGCACCGGCGATGCCGGCTTGATGTCGATCACGTAATTCTTCTCGTCGAGCGCCGCGTCTTTCCAGTCGACCTTGGACAGGCCGCGCTTGCCCTTGACGGCCACCTTGTAGCTGCCCTTGCCGCCCTCGACGAGGCTGCGCACGATGCCCAGCGCCGCGTGGATGCAGTCGACGTGGAACCGCTCGTACCGCTGCTGGCGGATGGCGTTGCGCTTGTCGCTCTTCGTGGTCTCTTCGCGGATCGCCTCGGCCGGGGCGTTCGCGCCCAGCGCTGTGCTACCCGTCGAGGCGCCGATGTTGATCCCCAGGTTGTCGAAGATCCGCTGACCGTCCTTCTCGACCTGCTCGTACATCTCGCTCGTGACCGCCTGGTACAGCACCTGCTGGGGCGGGATGTCGCTGTTGCCTTCCCATACGGAGCCGATCTCATTGCTGAGCGCCGACTTCTTCACCTTCCAGGCGGTATTGACGTACAGGTGGCCGGCGTGAAAGAGCTTCTGGGCGCGGTCGATGCGGTAGCTGTTCGCGTTGATTCGCAGCTGCAGCTTGCGCGCCTGGCTCATCAGGCTGCGGCCCCAAGGCCCGGTGAACTTGCGCTCCAGGCTGAACAGCACAACGTCGTGGCGCGGGCGGGTGAACTCCTCGACCACCAGGTTGCCGTCGGCGTTGTCGAGCGCGACGATGTGCCAGCCGTCGCCGCTCTTCTCGCCGGTGCGCAGCGCCCAGCACTCGAACACCTCGATGTGGTCAGCTGGGGCCCCGCCGGCGCTGATCTCCTTGGCGGTGCGGATCGCCTCGTCGATCTCCTTTGACTTGCCGCCCCACAGCAGCATCGCCTCGTCACGCGGGACGGGCGACCGGTAATAGAGCACCCGCGGCTGCCCCGACACGAGGCCATCCAGCGGGTCGATGCTCAGGCTGGTGGCAATGAGGCGCTTGGCCGCGCAACGCCCGTCCTTCTCGTAGAACTGGATGGCCCCGACGCCCGATTCGAGGATGGCCGCGTCGAACCACGCCATCTGCTTGAGGTCTTGCAGCCCCACGTCGTCCGCCAGGCCGTCGGCAAAGTTCTGCATCTCGCGCGACCGTCGCCGCTGGCGATAGTTGCCGTCGACCACGCGGAACCGCGCGCGCTGCTCGGTGCTGGCGATCTGCGCCCCCGCCGTGTCGATCGCCGCCTTGGCCTTGTTGTTGACCGACTGCTCCGCGATGGGCAGCGCCAGCGTCTCGACGTCGGCGTAATAGTTGCCGGCGAAGCTGTACAGCGAGAGGACCGGGTCGTCCGAGTAGAGCCGGATGTTGAACAGGTCCTTGTCGCGCCGGTACGACTCGCTGGACAGCGCGCAGATGGTCTGTTGCGCCCGGACGGCCAGGCGCGCGCGGTCACGGTCGGCGAAGTCCTTGTCCTTCGGCCGCCACCAGTTCAGCGACTCTTTGGTGTCGCCGTCGCGCACTACTTCGACCTAGGAAAGTTGCGCTCGTGGATCTTGGCCATGGCGTCCTCGTCGGCGAGGTCAGGCATGCCCTCGTCCAGGCTCACCGGCTTACCGTCCTTGGTCACGAACGGCGTGGTCGCCGGCTCGGTGGTCGCGAACGTCACGGCGATGACCGTGGTGCCCGCGCCGAAGCCGAAAGACACGTGCGCCTTGCCCACGCCCTGCTCACGGAGGACGCGGAGGTACCCGGCCAGCTCTTCTGACGTCACAAAAGCGGCGCTATGGGGCGGGCCCGAGAGTTTCCGGCCCGATGTCCGCTAACTCTCTAGGTCGTCGTACGGGTCGAACCCGTCGAACTCGGTCGAGTCGTACCCAGCGGCGCGGATCCGGTGCTGCTTGGCGTGCTCCTCGGCCTGGCGCACGCCTTCCAGGTACCGCTTGCGCGCCTCTTCCTCGGGGGTGAGCGGCGCAACGATGTCGGGCAGGTAGGGGCGGGCGGCGATCGAGACGTAGCGCAGCCCGGGGATCAGGTCGCTGTGCTTGCCGTGCTCGTCGATCTCGCCTCCGACGATACCGTCCACCCAGGTGGGTCCCGCGAGCTCCAGCGCGAGCCGGGAGCCACGAAGCATGCAGAGCCGCCAGCCGCGCGCGCCCTGCAGCAGGTCGTTCGTGTAGCGCACCTGGACGCCCAGCGGCGGCTTCTGCGCCTCCTTGATGGGGATGGCCGGGTAAAGCCGCTCGACCGTCTTGATGGTCTTCTGCCCGAGGCCGCCTGGGTCCATCCAGATCCCGATGGGCGAGCGGGTCAGGTAGTGCCGGTTGACCATCTCGGCGCAGGCGATGCTGTCCTGGCCGGCGGCCGTCTCCTGGTCGCGAACGTAGATGCGCCCGTCGTACTCGCCACCCGGTGGTGGGGTGCGCCAGCCCAGCGACACCAGCGCGTCGTTCGCCTTCATGCCGAGGTCGCCACCGGTGATGAACGTGTCGAGGTCAACCGGAATTTCGTCGACCAGGTTAATTTCCGCCAGCTGGTAGACCTTCTCAGCCAGGTCCACCACGAACTCGGCCATGTACTCGCGCAGGAAGTAGGCCGTCTGGCGCCGCTCGCTGGGCGACATGGCCGGGAACATCATCGCCAGCTCTTCGTCGATCAGCCGCTCGACCTCGGCGAAGCTCGGCACGCGGTCGTTGTCGCGGTAGTCGAA